AAGCTTGCCCAACTCAGTTAAGGTTGCAAAGCGTGTCCAGACGCTACAGTATCTGGAAGCTGGTGACACCGTAAAGCTTGCCCAACTCAGTTAAGGTTGCAAAGCGTGTCCAGACGCTACAGTATCTGGAAGTTGCATGAGGAGTTACAAAGCGTGTCCAGACGCTACAGTATCTGGGATACAGAGGTATGACACATGAAATGGCTGCTTTTCAGTCTGTTGTTAGCCTTAGCAGGAGCGGGGCTACTGGCCTACAACCACTACCATGAGCAAGACCGTCTGGTTGCAGAAGGTCGCCGAGACGCTCTTGTCAAAGAAACAGAGGAGGTTAATGAGCTTTCCAGGCTCATTACTTCCACGAAAGACAAAGATTGTCTTTTAGCCCTGCAAGGTAGAGCGAAGGGACACAAGCGGCTTGAACCCGTTTTGCAGTTGGCTATTGCCACCGCCGTCTTCGAGGAGGCAGAGGTTAGTCTTGCCAAGGCGGTTGAAGTCAACAATGCTTTGGCTACGCCGCCCACGCCGCCCCCGCCGCCTGTGTTTGACCAAATGGGACAACCTGTTCTACAGCCCCCGCCTCCCCCGCCGCCACTCCACCCACTAGTAGTTAAGAACCTTGAAGCTGCTTTTAAGCAGTACAAGGAAGCGAAGGAGTTGTGTGACCGCATTCAGCAGCAGCCCGACGACGATAACTTCAATTTCTCTCTGAACTACTTCAAGGGAGAGGTTTACTATCGTCATACGCAATTCCTTTCGACACCGGAAACCGCTAAGGAGTTGTTTGACCAAACTTTGATTTATTGGAAACACGCCCTAAGATACAAAGCCCGTGATATTGATACTGTCATCAACATCGAGTTGCTAATCAAGAACCAACAGCAGATGTTAAGTGGAGCAATTCAGCCGGGAACCAACAGACCGCAAATGATGCCAGCAAATCAGGCTGGCCGAGGTCGGCTCAAGGGGATTTGACATGAGCTTCGATAGACCAGACTTCCTATGGCTACTTTTACTGTTGCCTGTAGTGGTGCTGCTTTGGTATTGGAGTTGGAGTTACTTTCGCAAGTTTGAAACCACCAAACAATACCAAAGCTTTCTTTACCGTAGCAGGGTTCCAACTTGGAAAGAACGACTTGTCTCTGCTGCCCTCAAAGCTTTGGTTCTCTCTCTAGTGGTGTTAGGGCTGGCACAACCATACACCCGCATGCAAACCACAGAGAAGAAGTACAAGAACGTCCGCTTGTTCTTCCTGGTGGATGTTTCGTTGTCAATGGCTTACGGGGAAGACGTTTCACCGAACCGATTAGTAGCTGCCAAGACGGAGATAGCAGAGGCTTACACCCGCCTTGACGGGTCGTATGAGGCTTCCATCATTCCGTTTGCCGGTGACGCCAACCCGTACTATTGTCCTTTAACTTACAGTCGCAATGCTTTCCTAAGTCATCTCAATTCGATGGACGATGGTTCTGCGCCGTCGCTAGGTACGGATTTGATTAAGGCTTTTGAAGTATTCTCTGGTGATGTGTATAAGAATGATAACCTAGACCGTCCAGGGGTTAACATCATCATACTACTTTCAGACGGCGGCAAGGACGAGTCGGTTAACCGAAGTAAGTTACTTGGGGTGGTACAGAAGATAGCTGCCAAGAACTTCAAAGTGTATACAGTGGGCATCGGTGATAACAAGCCCACACCACTAATCTTGCGTGATAGCAAGGGCAACTTTCAGGACTACATCAGGGATGAAAAGAAGAACATATACTATTCAGATTTAGACGAAGAGGTCTTGCAGCAAATTGCCGCTGACGGGCATGGAAGTTACTTGAGATACAGCAAAAAAGGTGAGTTATATCCATTCATTGGGGATGTAATAAAGGCGAACAGTGTTGTAGATACTGAGCAACAAGTCGTCAAAAAAATGCCTTTGGAGTCCTATTGTTTTATCGTGGCCTCTGGGCTATTCTTGGTGACAGGACTAATGAGCAGGAGGTTACGAAATGGAAGAAAAACTAACCAGTCAACAGCAGTCAGTTGTTGACGCATTCATCGACCCGGACCAACAGAAACAAGCAGCAAAGTTCATCTGGTCTGAGGATTTCCAAAGAGTCGTTTTGGGCATGTTACTCTGCGAAAGGTTCTTCCTTGTGCAGAGTCTTGATTTGATACAGCCCAACTACTTTTTGAACGAAATCCATGAGACGGTTTGCAAGTTTGTTCTGGAACACTTTGCGAAGTACAACCAGCAGCCCAGCAAGATTTGGCTGCGGGAGCAAATCAGCGAGCATCTCAAGAAGCGTCATCGGGACGGCGAAACCGCCGAGGCGATGAGGCTTCTTTATGTTGGTGAACTAAACACCGTCTACGACTATCACACCAAGGGCGGCATCGGCGACTTGATGCCGGGCCTGGATTCTACCGAAGCGATTCTGGACAAAGTAACAGCCTTCGCCAAGACTCAGGCCATGAAGATGGCTTTCTGGCAGTGTCAGCAGTTAATCAGGCGCAACCCGGAGTCCGATGAGACTTGGACGAAAGTTGGCCAGATTACTAAGGAAGCGAGTCTGGTGGGTCGAAAACTAGACCTGGGCCTGGAGTATTTCGGCACTATCGACGAGCGGTATGACCGCCTCAGCAAGCAAGAAGAAGAGAAGGATGTCTTTACCTCTGGCTTCCGCAAGATTGACGAAGGGTTCAACTTCGGCGGTCTTCATATCGGTGAGCTAGGGGCCTGGATGGGTACGCCTGGTACGGGTAAGAGCTTGTGTCTAGTGAAGGCGGCAGTAAAGAATGTCTTTCACCGCAACAAGAAGGTCTTGTACATTTCGACCGAAATGGACCAAGACCTTATCGCTACCCGTTTCGACTCGATGATAGCCAAGATTGGTCAGCACCAACTTATAGCACGCCGCCAGGACGTTAAGGTGGCCATCAACGACCAACTGAATGATTTCATTGACCGGAAGCGGCTCTACATTAAGCAGTTCCCGTCCGGCACTGCCGACATCAACACAATTAAGGCGTTCTACGCTCAATTAGTCATGTACGGGTTCAAGCCCGACTTGATGGTTGTTGACTACCCCGGCGACTTGAAGGACATGCCGGGCATGGACGGTTGGGAAAGCCGTTGGAAGACACTAAGAGACTTGCGTGGTTTCGGTGCCGAGGAAAAGCATTGCACCATGATTGCTATTCAGCCCAACCGCAGTGCTTCCAAGCTAACGCTGGACGAACTGATGGATGAAAGTATGCAGGGTGAGTCGTTCTATCAGAACAAGGTGTTGGACGCTTTCTGGACGATTACACAGACCAAGGATGAGAAAGCAGCATCGGTCGCTAGAGTTTATGTGGCTAAGGCCCGTAACGGTAAAAGCCGCTATGATTTCAAGATGGAGTTCGACTACGAACAACAGACCCTTGATATGTGGGAAGTTAGTGAAGAACGTTATCGCACCCGGATGGGGAAAGTGGTTTCCAAAGGTGTAGATAAAACCTCATCCAGGCTAGAAACAAAACAGGTGGACCCTACCGAGGGCATCGTTAAGTCTGCTGATGAACAACTAGAGCAGTTAGAGATAGAATCAAAAGAAAGCCGTAAGGGTAGTTGGACACCCGACCACTCTGAACATTAAAGGAAAATAACATGCCATTTGATTACATGAACATAGTCGTACTAGGTAAAGAAGAGGTTAAACTAGACCCAACTCCTTTGCAGTTCAATGAATCTACACTTTCCACTTACCTGGAAACAGAAGGTTCTTGGTACGACTATTTTGGTGCCAAGTTAGCCGACGCCGAGTATCTCATGCAGAAGTACGAACTTGCGTATGAAGTCGTTTACTCCGACAAGTTCAAGGAGAACAAGGAGAATGGCTCCAGTGACAAGATGGCCGAGGCCCAGGCGAAGTGTGACCAGGATGTGGTATCAGCCAAGGATATGTTTCTTGCCGCCAAACATAACGTCCGCTTGTTACAACAGCACTTGCGGGCCTGGGACAAGAACCATGATAACGCTATGAGCCGAGGTCATTTCCTCCGCAAGGAAATGGACAAGCTCAATCCAAGTGTTTACGCAACTCGTTTAGACCATTTCGCAGAAAGACGCATCGAAGATGTTGTTAAGGACGCAGAGGCACAGTTGGAAAACCAATGACATTGACTTTTTCAAAAGTAACTGATAAAGTTACAAAACAGGAGATGAGTTATGCGCAAGTTATTTCGCTTCAAATACGAACCATGTGTACGTTGCAAAGCGTGTCCAGACGCTACAGTATCTGGAAGCTGGTGACACCGTAAAGCTTGCCCAACTCAGTTAAGGTTGCAAAGCGTGTCCAGACGCTACAGTATCTGGAAGTGACAATCCAGCTTACTCATTTGGCCTCGACACCGATGAACAGCTTGGTATTTTTGTTTCGCATTTTCGTACACCTGCAATGACGGAGTTATTTTCCAGTAGCAGTTTTGAAAACGCCGTTTTGCAGGTTTGTTCGATGGTGATGAAAGAGGATATTCCACAAGTCGATGGAGCTTGTGTTTTTGGTAGCAATGGTGGCGAAGACCTTGGCTTCGAGATACTCAAGTTTTGCACCGACATCGGATACACAGAAATTGTTATCTGGAAGCCGTCGCCATGACGATTCACGTTGCAAAGCGTGTCCAGACGCTACAGTATCTGGAAGTTAACAGTCATTGTGAATGTAAATCAAAAGTCGCTTAATAGGGACTAACATGGTTGACCCGATTCACTTCACTAAGTTCGACCGAACTGTGATTGAACTGGAAGAGATGGCCTTGTTTAGCCTCTTGGTTGCGGGTAAGAACGCTCTTACAACAGCCAAGGGGCTAGATAGGCTCTTACAACGCTCGCATATCGGTATGAAAGAGTTTCAACCTTTTGCCAGCCTCCGAGCTTTCGACCAAACTCTCATCATGGCAATGTTGTATTCCAGCGGTATTGGATGTTACAAGTCCAAATCCATTGGGGTGCATCAGTTAGTTAACTCAGGTCTGGACCTCCGCACCTGTACGGCAGACGACCTAGAAAAGATTCATGGCATCGGCCTCAAGACTTCCCGCATGTTCATCCTGCACAGCCGTCGCAACGCCGAAGTTGCTTGCCTGGATGTCCACATTCTCAGGTATATGGCCGACCGTAACTACGACGTTCCCAAGACGACGCCTTCTAACAAGAATAAGTATCTTGAGATTCAGGACCAGTTCTTATGAGGAGTTGCAAAGCGTGTCCAGACGCTACAGTATCTGGAAGTTAAAACTGGCCAAGAAGTCTGGCCTTAGCGTTGCAGAGTTCGACCTTCAAATCTGGAACGATTACCGAAAGAAGAGGGCAGCATGAGAAGCATACCAGAGATTAGGCAAGATATGGCCGAAGCGGGCTATGAGTTCACTCCCAAGGAGTGCGGTTGGATAGTCAACAAGCTCAAGAAGCTCAATCGCCGGTTGCGGCGGGGGCCTGAGTTAGATTTCCTATCCCCGGAAGAGAAGCAAGACCTGCTCAGGCAGCTTGCGGAGCGGGGCGAAGAAGTAACAATGGACGAACTTGAGAGTTACATCGAGTTGGCTATCAAGATTCGTGATGCGGAGTTTTAACATGCAAGGTGATGGGTCTTGTAAAACCAGTCCTGTAGTTATTTGGGTGGATTAACATGGGTTTGCTTCACAAAGTAAGTGCTGAATGGCCGAACGACGGTCTGCCGACCTGGTGCAGCTTCAATGAGCAAGAAGTGAAATACTTCATGAGCATGGCTATGCATGTCAAGGAAGCAGAGAATCCCTGCCCATCCAGGCAGATTGGGGTGGTCATTGCTGACCCCAAGACGGGTGTGTTAGTCAGTACAGGACATAATGGTCCTCCTGATGGTGCGCCGCCCTGCGACGACGAAGGCTATCTCAGGGATGTTTTCTGGCCGCAGTTAAAGAAGGAAGAGAAGCTAGCCCTCAGCAGGAGTATTCATCCTTCTGACGAAATTAACGAGGATGATGATTGCGACCAGTATCTTGAAAGCTTCCTGATGTGTAATGCGGGTTGCGGTAACGTCTGTCCCCGAAAGCTCATTAACGCTCCTAGCGGGCAACGGTTGGAGCTTTGCACTTGTGCCCACGGCGAAACCAACGCCATCATCAGGGCACACCGCAGCGTAGCAGGCTGTTATATGTTCTGCCACTGCGGGGTGCCATGTATCGACTGCACTAAGTTAATCATCAACTCCCGCATCTATACGGTGGTGGTGATTGACCACGGCAGGGGCGATTACAGTCCCTTTTCATCTCGCTGGCTGTTCCAGCACAGTAAGACCAATGTTCTGTTCCTTTCAGAAGAATGGTTGGCCAAAAAATGCCGCAACTAGCGTCCGTAGGAAACGGTATATGGGTTGGTAACTTTCATGCCTGTGGTTTGAAGCCTTTCAGGACTGTTCACATATGGCATGAGAAGCAGAACGGCGTCTGTGAATTCGTCCAAAAAGGAGATGTCGGCCATCAGGAGCTTAACTACCAAAATGTCCAGCATTTGGTCATTAACTACCTTGAGGGGAGTGAAGTGCCAGTCCTGGAGATGGAGAGGATTTGGTATTGGGTTCAGATGTCGCCCGCTGACATCTTCGTTCACTGTGCGGCAGGCATGGCCAGAAGCACCTGTTTTTGCGTAATTGCAAAGGTGGTAAGGGGTTGCGACCGCTACCAGGCGTTAGCTGATATTGCCAAGGGAGTGTGGGAGCAGTATGAGATTAAGGTTTCTCCTCACTTCCACACTCATATAATGACGCCGATTTTTAGGTGGTTGGACACAAAATTAAAGAATGAGAGCCATACATAAGGTGCTTTCTGTTCTCTGAGGGTCAAGGATTTAACCCTGCCCATGAGTATGGGTTATACGCCGCTCAGAGTGAAACATGGCTTTCATGGGCCTTGGATGGTTTGAGCCACAAGGCATGTACTGTTTCAAAGGAGACAGACTCCTACAAATAGGAAAAGGTACAAATCGTGTTTGTATCTTTTCCTACTTTTTTGTACAATGGGGTCATCTTTAGGAGAGCTATCATGGGAAGTTATGACGGAAAAGGCGGCACTTACTACAGTGATTCTGAGAAGCCTGCCGTTATCAGGGACTTACTAGGCAAAATCGAACAATGCAACCAGACTGCCAATACCTATGAGCGTATTGGGTATTCTGGTCATGCGGCCTCTGCTAGGCATCAGGCCGATGTTTTGGGCAAGGCTATTGCCCGTGTATCCAGGGGCGAATCCACAATGGATTACGAACGCCGTGGATATAATGGTTAGAAGTTACTATATAAGATGGGCGGGACGATAGTTTCGACCGCTGTTTAGGACACGTTAACGGTCCTTTACCAAATGTTTTATCATTGGTTTTAACATAAGGAGCAAGTCATGAACCGCCTCAACGGTTTGATTCCAAGTCGTCAGGATTTATTTTTCCCTTTCGAGCAAACATTCAACAAGATATTCGATGAATTCTTTAGTGATGGGGCACTATCTACCATTAAGGGGAAGGCTGGATACCCAAGGTTGGATGTGCTTACCTCAAACGGTAAGTGGGTTGTAGAAGTAGCACTCCCTGGTGTCAATCCAGACGATGTAACAGTAGAAATTTTGCCTCAGCATGAAGGCGTCGGCGTAGACAAGCCAGCGAAACGACTGTTGAAGATTTCCGGTCGTATGTCTGAGGAGCATCAGTACGCTGATGACGAAGCTAAGTATCATGTGAAGGAATTGCGTCGGTCTTCTTTTGAAAGGTCTATGGTTTTACCGGATTATGTTGAAGGAGAGCCAGAGGCCACTATGAAGAATGGTATTTTGTCTCTCACCTGGAAAGTTCCCGAATTGAAAGTACCTGAGCGGAAGACGATTGCAATTAAAAGGCTGGATGCATAATCCAGTGTTAGCCCCGGCATAAGTCGGGTTTATCATAGAGGGACAGTCAGCAATGACTGTCCCTCACTTTTTATGGCCTTTACTCTTTTAGTGGGTGAAACTAGAAGACATCAAAGAGCATGTTGAACTCAAGCTGTCAAAGCAGCTACCCTCTCGTATTTTCCTGGATTCCATGCGTGTCATAGACGAAGAATCTAGGCTAACGGCTGCTTATAATGACCCCCGCTACCTTCCCTTCTACTACTTCCTTGGCACTCAAGTCCAACCTGAGAGTCTACTAGAAATCGGTTTCAGACTAGGTTTGTGTAGTGGTTGCTTCCTCAAAGGCTGTAAGACGGTGAAGAAGTTCTTAGGGTTTCAAGAGAAGACGGAGGAGTTCTATTCGCCTCGTATGGGGAGGGCTAACGTCAAATGTAACTTTAAGGGCGAATTCCATGTGCATGTAGGGTCTGTTAGTGACGACGGTTTTGCAGAGCGGTTGAAAGCGACTTCTTGGGATTGTGTTATCCTCAATGAGGAGGCCGCATACGACAAGCATCGTCTTTTCTATGACCTTTTGTGGCCAGAATTGAAGCTAGGAGCGTTAATAATTTCAGACTATATCAACCGACATCGTGCTACGGGTCAGGCGTATCTTGATTTTTGTAAGGCTAAGAATCGGGAACCCCTTGTTATTGGCACCAGATACGGCGTTGGATTGATTCAGAAATAATTAGAAAGGTAACACATGGGATTTGAAGTAATTTATTCGTATCATGAGCGCCTTGAAGAGGGCGGATACAACAAAGAAGAGACTAAAGAGATGAGACGCCGCATCGGTGACGCCTATGAGGATGTCCCTCTTGAAAAACTAGCTTCTACAGTAATGGCCCAGCTAGCACGCCGGGACATTTGGGTCACTAACTGGGACGTTTTTGAATATAAGAAGCAAAAACTGAATTGTCGAGAAACCAAAGGTGGCATCGTCATTAAGAACAAAAAGTTCTCGCTAGACACTGAGGGTAATGGCGGGGCCTTAGTGATGACGGAAATCACCGACGTTGAAATCACTCCGACTGGCGCTGTTGTTCCTTCCGTCGCCCCCGGCCAGATGCCTCACAACAATCTGCCGGTGTCTGCGGGTCAACCAAATACGATGAAGCGGCCTATCAAGTGGGTAGCTTTGGACACTGACGTCATGACGATAGCCAAGGTCAAAGGAGCAGGCTTGCAGTTCTCCTCCAACAAAAGGTATCCCGTCTTTCAGGAGATGCCGGACCCTCGGGACAAGCGGGTGGACAAGTTTGGCAAGCCGAGTTTGGAAAGAAAAATGGTGTACATCATGTGGGACGACCAATCCAGGGAAGTTCAAGTGTCGGCAGATTTCTTTGTGTCGGCTGACATTAACCTGATTGGCGGCAACTTTAACAGACAAAATGACGGCCCAAGACTAATGTTTGAGGCCGAACGAAGCGACGACATGCCAGACATTCGAGCAAGGAGATAACATGGGAAAAGCACAAAAGAAATTTGCCAAGAAGAAGGAACGTGAGCGGGAAGTTAGAAAGAAGGTTCTTGCCCGCAGGGAGAGCATTCGCAAGGAGGCGAAGGAGCAGCGGATTAAGGACGTTTTAGAGGAAAAGTACAGGGACAAACCCAAGCCTTTTATCTCTAAGGAGAAAGCCGACCAAGTTGAAATCCGCAAGTCCTTAGAACATAACCTGGAGATTCTAAAGGCTTTAGAAGAAGAGTACCTGAGCGGGTTGACGGAGGAAGAGAGGGCTAAGGTGCCCAATCCAGAGGACGTTATAAAAAAAAATATAGATAGATGATACATAAGTGATGAGCTTTTACATTCTTTATGATAAAATTGTGCGAGAAGGTTTTTTCGAAGCAAAAGCAGAAGGTCCAAGTTTGGGTGGAACAAATACTATTGATATGATTGTATCTGCTGCACAAAAAACCAAAGACCCAGAAGTATATGCTTCATTAGAAACATTCTTAAAATCTTATAACTTATTAGGCAAGTCTCTACGAGGTTATTGGCATGGTCGTTGGGAGCGGGCTGGAAGCCAAAATCCAAATTATTATGCAACGCCCGGAGTAGATGGGGGAGATTTAGATGCGGCTATGCCTACTAGGAGAGAGCGACTGGGTAGAAGTTCTGAAGAAAATGGCTAGGGCGTGGCTTAGTCTATGCTTCGTGGCGATGACCTGGAAGTGATTGACCGTGGCCGTTTTTGATTTTTGTGTCTATGTTTGATTTTGTAGTCAAAGCAGTCCCATGTGATATATGGTGTTACCAAATCAAGGAAGCGGTCGTAATTATCTCCAGAAAAGCGTATAATGGGTTTTTTTCCAGAAATGCACTTTGTTTTGACTACTCTTCCTGTTAATTCTAAGTCTCTTTTTAGTATTTCAATTAGTCGGTCTGCTTCGGCAAATGTAAATGACTGAGTGGATAAATTGCAAAATCTATTTTTGTAAGATGTGCAACCATCATCAACATACCAAATGGCAAGAATTTCTGAGTTTAGAGATAGTGTGTCTGGAATTGTTTTTTTGTTTTTGGGATACCACTGTTGTCGGAGTGTAGTAAATGTTGGATGGGCAATAGTTGACATACAATAGCCGACAATTCTCCTTTCTGTTTTAATTGAACTTGGCATTCTCCCTTTGTGATTAACAATTTCATTATCTGACGTGGTGGCATATGGTTTTTCGCAATTGTATGGGCTTAGTTCTTTGTTTAGCCACTCAATATGTTCTAATTGTTTTTGTTGTTTTCTAAATCTGGAATTTTTTTTGCCAATATCTTTTGTGAGCCAACCATCACCTAATAATGACCCTGTAATCATGTTCTCTTGATGTTTTGTTAATGCTGGCAAATTTTGGTTGCGATAATAAAATGGCTGGCGGTGAGGCGTTTGTGGCGGCTTTAGTGATTTCCAAGAATGTCCTCGTATGAGCATTCTAATGTTTGAAGGCGTAGTGTTATATTGCTGAGCAAGACTGATAGTATCTTCTCCAGCTAAATACTTTGACAATATATCTTTTGCTTGAATAAAAGTGATTTTTCCACCCTCTCTTGGTCGGTTTGCAATTATTTCGTCTGTGTTGTTTGGCCTTTGTAATTTTGGACGCACCTGCCCACGCACCAGCATGCTGATTAAGGCATTGCTTATGCCATATTTGTTTCTCAAAGCGGTTACTGTTTCTCCTGCAAAATAAGCATCTAATAAAGACTGTGCCTGTGCTTCCGTAAGTTTTCTCATACTGTATAGTAGTGACCCATTCGACACTTTTGGCAAATAATTTTAGTTATTTTTGGATAGATATATTGCAAGGATGAGTCGATTGTGATAAAAGAGAACAAGTTACAAATGGATTGTAACTACAACAACGTTAAGTAACTTTACAAACGAGGAGATTACGATGGCTCAGAATTACGATGTGCTGGATATGGCAGCACTTTCGCAAGAGAGCGAGCGTCTTGAACAAGGTCAAGGCGGCGATTTCTTGTCGGATTTGGTGCGTATGCCAGAAAAGGCTGGCTTCGTGGTAGTTCGCATCCTACCGCCCGCTAAGGGCAAGAAGCTGTATTGTGCAACCCGTATCCACAAGGTCAACAAGCGCAACCTGCACTGCCCCAGGGTACTTACTGTAACCCCGCAGGGTAAGACATTCTGGCGTGACGCTGACCCGAAGTGCCCTTGCCCCATCTGCAAGTATAACAGTGAGCTTTGGAAAGAGTCCGAAGACGCTGATGAGAAGCGGGCTAAGGAACTTCAAGACCAGGCTAGGGAAGTTAAGGCGTTCGAGCGGTACTACTACAACTGCATCGTTCGTCAGCAGGTTGACCCCAAGACTGGCGAAGTCCAGAAGAACATCGGTCCTAAGATTCTTTCCATTGGCGTTCAGCTTCATGAACGCATTGTCCGAGCCATCGTTGGCGACAAGGCTAACGAAGAGAAGGGCCTTGGTGACATCACTGACATCAAGAATGGCCGGGACTTCAAAATCATCAAGTCCGTCCGTCCCGGTAAGGACTCCTTCCCGGATTATAACGAAAGCAAGTTCCAGGAGCCGTCCCCGTTGGGCGACCCCGACCAGGTTGAACAGTGGCTCGCAACACTGCATGACCTTGGGGCCTTGCGGAAGTTACAGTCTCCAGATGAAATGAAAGTTGAGTTGAAGAAGCACCTTGGCGTCATCAAGAGTGACGACACCGGCTTCGACATCAACGAGTTCCGCAAGCCCGCCGATGGTGCGGCACCAGCCCAAACGCTGGAGGAGCAGGTTGAGCAGGTAGTGGCGGCACAGTCTGCCGCTAAGGAGCCGACTTCGGCACCAACCCCTCCGTCGAAGAGTGAGCCACTAGTGGCTCAGGATTTCCTTGACGAACTCAAGAAAATCAAGCCGTAACCATTCGTTAGCCCTACAGACTTTGAGCAAACCAAGGTCTGTAGGGCTATTTTTCTATCAACGAAACTAACAAGGAGATAACGATGGCAAAACATAAGGAACAACAGCCTGTTGATGACAAAGGCGACATTCGTAACGCCGTACTTGCAAAACTTAACAAGCAGCATGGGTTAGGCACTATCGGCGTCTATACCGATATGCCAAAACTGGACGTAGAGGTTATTTCTACCGGCTCAATGAATCTGGACATAGCGACGGGCATCGGCGGGCTTCCAAGGGGAAGAATCGTTGAAATTTACGGGCCAGAGTCTAGCGGCAAGACAACACTAGCATTGTCGGCAGTAGCCCAAGCACAAAAGAAGGGCGGTCTAGCAGCTTATATCGACATTGAACATGCCCTTGACCCAACCTACATGGAAGCTTTGGGCGTTGACCTGAGTAGCTTGGTCCTTTCTCAGCCTTCTCACGGCGAAATGGCCATCGACATCATTGATGAAATTGCTACTTCTGGTGCGTTCGACATTGTTGTGCTTGACTCAGTAGCGGCTATGATTCCCAAAGCAGAACTTGAGGGGGAAGTAACTGACTACCATGTAGGTACGCAGGCCCGCCTGATGTCGAAAGCTTGTCGTATGTTGGGCGGCACGCTGTCCAGGACTAAGACTTGCATGGTATTCATCAACCAGATTCGTCAGAAGATTGGCGTGATGTTTGGCAACCCCGAAACGACCACTGGCGGTCTTGCTTTGAAGTTCTGGAGTTCGCTGAGAATTGAATCCCGGCGCAAGGGCAGCGTCAAAGAAGGTGACAACGATGCCACCGGCAATGATACTGTCTGCAAGGTTGTAAAGAACAAGCTTGCACCGCCATTCCGTTCTGCGACCTTTGAAATAACTTTCGGCAAGGGCATTAACAAGACCAAAGAAATTATCGACCTGGCCACCGAAATGGACTTGGTTGATAAGTCTGGTTCATGGTATAAGATTGATGGGAAAAATGTTGCACAAGGCGTTGAGCAGTTGTGTGACTATCTCAACCAAAATCCAGACTTGGCTACCGTGTTTGAGAAACAAATCAGAGCCAAGTACAATCTGCGTTGAGTTCCTTAACCAAAGAAGGAGAGAAAGAATGAAGCGAATGGTTTCCGCCTTTGCCTTGCTGTTGCTAGCTGCCCCAAGATGCGTATGTTTTGGAACATAAACGTCATGCTTCAAACGAGTTATGCCAAAAAATAGCATAACCAACCTCCCGCTAGACATAAACATTTGTGTGCGTGTGTACGTTGCAAAGCGTGTCCAGACGCTACAGTATCTGGAAGCTCGATAAAGCCAGAGTAGCAGCGGTTGAAGACGCCCGCCGTAAGGCCGACATGATGGTTAAGACGGCTGGAGGTAAGGTTGGTTTCTTACAGTATCTGGAAGCTGGTGACACCGTAAAGCTTGCCCAACTCAGTTAAGGTTGCAAAGCGTGTCCAGACGCTACAGTATCTGGAAGTTGAAAAGCGTTAGCGAGCAGCATTCGTACAATGCCTACCAAGAAAGTGGCATGGCACGAATGGCAGATGCCCGACCAGGAGCAACGCCTGTTGGCCCTGGAGAACGAACGCTGACGGTGAATGTCAACGTCACCTGGGAGATTGACAACCCACCACGAAGGGTGGGCGGGGTAGTCCCGGCCATTGAACAAAAGTAACTACCAAAAAGGGGTTTCTTCTACGGAAGAAGCCCCTTTTTAGTTTGCAATCTGATACTGCCCGCCGCCAACCTTCACAACTCGATAGCCTTTCTCTTCCAACGCCTTCTTCGCCACGGCCACATGGTTGCATAAACAGGCCAGTGTAAGTTTCTCTTCGGCGAACTTCTTGTTGAGCTTCTTCAAAGAAACCACTTCACCCTTCAAGAAAGCCTTTGAGATGTGTCCCTGGATGACCTGGGCCATCTTGAGGATGTCTTGTCGTTTCCTCTTTTTCCTCTGCGGTAGTTTAATTTCTAGGACTTGATAGTTTGGTCGCTTCTCAGGGATGTAATTAGCATCGCAAAAGGCAGGTGCTAATTGAGCTAAGTCTAGCACTTCCGCCTCTTTCACGTTAACGATAGACACTTCGGCCCCAAAAAGTTTCGAGAATTCCAGCAGTTGCATATAGTTCTTCTCATAGGTGAAGAACTTCCTATGGTCTTTAGTGGTAATCATCAAACACTTACAGTCACGCATGATATTTTTGTCAGTCATAGCCACTCCATTAACCTAGTGATTTAATTATAGCAAGATTCTTGTCTTGTGCAAACCTAAATGGTATAATTGGTGAAATATGGATTCTGTTCTTCTTAGTCTTAACTGCCCCCGACGATTTGGTGTAGAGATAGAGGTTAATGCGTTTGACGGCAGAGACAAACTACCAGAAAAGGCCATGCCCGAAGGCATCCATTATGTGTCTAACCTCATTAGTAAAACTCTAGGCCAGTACGTCGAAATCAGGAAGTGGGGTCCGACTCATTGGGAGAGGACGGCAGGTTATTGGGTTGTCAAACCAGACAGCAGTTGCGGCATGGAAGCATGTTCGCCTGTGAGCCGGGGCTGGTACGGCCTCAAACAAATCCTCCAGGTGCTTGATGCTTTCCGCCTTGATGACAAGATTAAGGCTGACGGGCGATGCTCCCTGCACATCCATGTGGATGTTTCTGATATGACCTTGCATGAGGTCGCCAATGTGATTAGATGGTGGATTAAGGCAGAGAAGGTCTTCATGGATTCGGTGCCGTATCACCGCAAGAACAACCGTTACTGTCAGTCTATCGGCCTGTGGGACTGGATTTCGCATGACACTCAGATGGAGGCCGAGTCGCTTATCAAGCTCGTCGGGGAGTCCAAATATACCACCCTGAACACCTTCCATTTGAGTGAGGGCAAGCGGCCAACGATAGAGTTCAGAATTGCTGAGCATTCGTTCTGCAAGAACCCCTATTGGGTTAAGAATTGGGTCAGGCTTGTGTTGCATTTTGTAGAGATGACCAGAAAGCGTAACCCTCCCCGCCCCTACGTTCCAGGCGACCCCTGGACAGGGATGGCGTGGCTTGACCCTAAAGATGTCTTTGAGCTATTGGGATTTGACGGAAGTTATCTTCTCAGTGACGGCATGAAACAAGTGAGAAACTGGTTTCTGTCGAGGTTGGTAGAAAACGTTAGGGAATGGGCCGAAGTTGGCATATACTCTAAGAAGGCACGCCTGCCTGCACTAAGAGAAATATCCGAAATGGCACTAGAGTTAATCAAGGATGGTCAGATGAAGATGCTCAACTACGAGTTAGAACCGCCAGAGTATGACCTGGCGCTCTATGGTAACAATTACCGGGTTTGAGGATATATACAATATGCTTTACCCACACGAAAAACTGGACACTATTGTTGAAAAGATGCGTTCGTTTGGTGATTTTCTTGTTCCTTACAACTTCCCTAGAGTTCCCCACGAAGAAGAAGATGCCATCAACTGCATCAAGGCAAGGGATGTCCATGTAGATGGTTATAACCTCATCCTGCACTATAGCAAGGCTGAGTACGAACACAATTACGTCGAATCACTCAAGGTCTTGGGTAAGTACAGTCCTTTCCTACCTTTTATATTAGTCTGCAAGATTGGCAAGCGATTCCTGGGAGAGGAACATCTGTCTTTGGTAGAAATTTTTCAAGGCAATCGCAAGATTTACTGCTGGAGTAAAGTGACCGACAAAGATGGGAAAGCGGTGCCTAGTCCTCACCAAACTGAGCTAGAACGCCGTATTTTTGAGGGTTTTTCGTATCGGTTAATGAATCCTTCTCACGTTAACTTTTATTGATTATGAATCCTATATAAAAGACAACGACAAACAAGTCGTCCTATCTTTGGGAGGATTCAGCCGTGAACAACAAACTTCAAGCACTACTCATCACACAATTATCGAAGCATGGTTCAGTAAAACTATTGTTGCCAGACGGTATTGTGCTAGAAATTGGCGTAAACCAGCTAGGCCAGGATGGTCAACTGGTGAACGTCGAAGATTATTGCTGGGTAATGGCAAGCCGTGAAGACCGCATAACAGTGCTGGATTCTTATAACTGTGGCGTCCGTTTCGCTGACAACAAGAATACGGTTGTCTACGAAGATACTATTATCAACCATGAGGGAGAGACGGTGCGCCACCTAGACGTGGTTTGATATTTTGCCCTTGTTATTTTGTTTTTCTTCTGGTAAATATCATGTATTCCGTGCCTCGTCTCCGATTTTCTAACGAGAGGTCAGGACAATGAAAAAGGTAGATACCATGTTGAAAGAATACGTGGGTCGATTGACCATAGACAATTTGAAATTCCTTAGTGGTCGATTGAACCAAAGAATGGGCAGCGATTTAGCGGAAGCGATAAACACGATGGCGAACTGTAACGACCTCGATAAGTGGTTTGGCTCGGCTCGCTCTTGTGATGAGTTCTATGATATGCTTGACAAGGCACAAGAGTATATTGACAGAGAACTCAACAAACGCATTCCAGACCTAGTGGAAGCCTAAACCACCCAGTTGGGGGCGGTGTGCAGGATTTATTCTGTGCTACCGCCCCTTTTTTATGAGGAGTTGCAAAGCGTGTCCAGACGCTACAGTATCTGGAAGTTATGGCTTGAGTGTCTTCCCTGTCAGCAACTGGCTTTTGCTGGTAACTCGGTCGGCACCGACACCACGTTGCAGATAGTTTTGGCTGTAACGTCGGTATGCAATTCATAAACTTGTCTGGAAAAAAATTGTTGCTGTGGTTATATTGGCCTCATGCAACTAACGCACGCCATCCGAGGCATTAAATTACTGAAAAGTTGGACCCCTACCTGGTTGGAGGCTTGAGATGAAGTTCCGCATCGCACGCACTAGTGGCCGAGGCAACAATGAACGGCCTTGCACCGAGGCTATTTATCGGCACACGGGCGAAGGCAAGGATACCTATGATTGGTTTGTGGAATTTAGTGACCTTGACGAATTGACCGATTTCTGTGCAAAATACGGCGACGTTATAGTCAAATCGCCTGTGGACGGTGGCGACTGGTGTGTAGAAGTTTACGACGATTACAGGGAGTGAATATGAACAAGTTCTTGAGCAGCGAGAAAACAGGCGTTTTGCTTACTTTCTGTTTAGTAGCGGTTATGGTCGCCCTAATCGGCACGTCGGGCTGCCAGAAGACCAAAAGGCATGTTGAGGTCGGTGATGGCGGTGTGGTCCCCAAGGCTCCACCCGGTCAGGCCCCGGATTACAAGAACCGCAAGATTGCTCCTGACAAACACCTGCCCACAGAGGCAACCAACGTCAAGCTGTTCAACAACTACTGGACGTATTTCGAGCTAGAAGTTGGCGGCAAGACCAGGAAGTTTCTGATGCACCATTCTCATCCCAAGGATGATTGGCAAGGGCGGGAGTCCCTAGTGGAGTTGAAAGACTAATGAGCAGATTCGCAGAAATGGTTAACGTTGAGCTTAGCAAGGCCAGGTCTAAACACCCAGGCGGCATGCATTCAGCGCATGAAGCTTATAGTGTGATTCTTGAGGAAGTGGATGAATTCTGGGAGTTGGTAAAGACCGATGCGATTACCAAGAACATTCCCGAATACGGTAGTCAAAAGGCACTTGCAGAATTAGTTCAAATCGCCGCCATGTGTCAACGGGCGGTATACCAGCGTAGCCGAGTGGAGTCCGCTCACCGCTGGTTTTTTCGTTTTTACAGTATCTGGAAGCCGTCGCCATGACGATTCACGTTGCAAAGCGTGTCCAGACGCTACAGTATCTGGAAGAGTGAACTATGTTGCATCTGGTATTCATAATCCTGTCGAGCTTCTTTTTTGGCGAAATCATCAAGAAACGTCAATATGAGAAGCTCGACAGGTGGGAAGAGATAGGGCTGATACTTCACCCCTTTGTTGTCGTCATGGCGTCGGCGGCACTACTTATGCCTCACAGGTGAAATTTTGCAGGTTGTAACTACACTAGTGTATGTTCACAACACGCAAAATACAGAAGTTGAAAATAGGTTCGTTAGACCTAGTATGGGTTGCAGGATTGCTGGAAGGAGAAGGCACTTTCACACCACACAGGCAAAAACGAAAGTCAAAGAAGACACAAAAGGTTAGGAGAAGTTCTCAACCAAGGGTGCAGTTTCAAACTCAGGACAAGGATGTTGCTGACAAACTTGCGGCCCTACTAGGACATCATGTTCTAGGACCGTACTCACAAAAAAGAACTAAGCGTCCAACTTTTAGTTCAGACGAATACAAGGCTTGTTATGAGGAGTTGCAAAGCGTGTCCAGACGCTACAGTATCTGGAAGTATAGCGGGTTTCAAAGCTGCTTCGATTGCGTCGGCTATTTACCCGTTTATGGGACAGCGAAGAAAGTCGCAGATTGAGTTGGCTCTTAGGGAATGGGGAGCGTTTGATGAAGACTAAGATTCATATAAACCAACATCGAATAAAGGCCAACAAGAAAACTGGCGAAAGAGAACCAGTCATTACCGTTAAAACAAGCAAGTCGAATAAATACGGTAGTGAGGTTCAAGTAGCAGGCCCTTGTAGGGTCGTCTACCGGCCCGACAAGCCGCTCTCATGCGGTGCAGTGTGCTGGGTTGAGACAGAATCCGAAGTCGTCATATTGAGGTAAGAGGATGCCGCCAGTAGTTAAAACGGGGGATAAGACTGAGCTAGTGTCAACCAGTCTATATCCTCACGCCAAATTCCCTTTTGAGTTCTTCAATCCCCTGCAAAGCAGGGTTTTTGATTACTACGACAAGGACAACAGTTGCGTCATCGCCGCAGCAACTAGTGCTGGCAAGACTGTCTGCGCCGAGATGTTCTTGGCTAACACTGTTCGGCACCGTAATAAGAAGGGAATGTACTTAGCACCCCTGCGTGCCCTAGCCCAAGAGAAAATTGATGATTGGAAGTCTCCTGAACACCACTTCGCTGGTCTTAACCTTAGTATCTGTACTGGTGATTATCGTCTTACTGCGAAGCGAAAGAAAGAGCTAGAAGCTGCCGACTTGGTAATCATGACATCGGAAATGCTCAACTCTCGATGTCGTAACTTCAACGAAGAAAAGAACGGCTGGCTCAAAGAGATTGAGTGCCTCGTTGTAGACGAAAGCCACCTACTTACTGTTCCAGGTCGAGGCGACCACCTGGAAGCGGGGTTGATGAAATTCACCGAATTCAACCCACACTGCCGCATCGTCTTCCTGTCGGCCACAATGCCGAACGTCGATGAGATTAGCGATTGGGTATCCTACATCCTGACCCACAGAGATACCTGCCTTATTTCGTCCACCTACCGCCCCTGCCCTCTTAACGTTCACTATGAGAAGTATTGGGACGGGGAACGCACTTATGAAGATAACGAATTGCAAAAAGTAAATTTAGCGATGCAGATAGTTGACTACTATCCCGAAGACAAGTTCTTAATATTCACGCACACTAAGAAGACAGGCGAACTAATGAAAATGGCCCTCCAAAGGGCCAAGATTAAGTGTGAGTACCATAACGCCGACCTGGACAAAGCCAAGCGTACTCAGGTCGAAAAGGACTTCAAGAGTGATTCAAGTCTGCGTGTCATTGTTGCCACTAGCACCCTGGCCTGGGGTCTTAATCTCCCCGCCCGTAGGGTCATCGTTTTGGGCGTCCACCGGGGGATGAATGAGGTAGCGACCTACGACGTGGCACAAATGGTTGGACGTGCGGGAAGGCCCTCCTATGACCCGGTGGGCGATGCTTACGTTCTCTTGCCTGAGAAGACGTTTGACATGCATAAGGCCCGCCTAAAGAAGCCACAACGCATTGAAAGCCAAATGCTGGACCAGTTGGGTGGCAGGCACAAGGTTCTAGCTTTCCACCTGGTTAGCGAGATTCATCAGGGCAACATCCAGAACCGGGACGACGTTCACCATTGGTACAAGCGAAGCCTGGCCTGTTTCCAGGCCAATGAACTGGACGAAACGATTGTCGATGACACCGTGGAGTTGTTGAAGAAGATTGGTGCCGTGTGGGAAGAGGAAGGCAAGCTGACAGTTACCTCTATTGGTAAAGTTGCCAGTATTTTCTACTACTCCCCGTTCGATGTTGCCGACATGAAACGCAACTTCACCAAGCTATTTGAGTCGGGTACACAGGAAGACGACCACTGCCTCTCCTTCGCCTTGGGCAACATTGATACTTTGCGGTGCGGCATTGTTAGCAAAACAGAACGGGAAGAGATAGCAGCGTATGCCGGAAAAATCAATTTCTTGTTCCCGGAAGGCTACTTAGCGGAATCAGCTATTAAGGCTGGCTACGCTTACCACACATTGCTAGCGGGACACCCTAATCCTGTCCTTGCAGGGTTCTCCAGGGGACTCCAGTTCGACTTCCCCAGGACTTGTCAGGTGTTACAGGCTATTGATAGTTTCACTGGCAAGTGGGGCAAAAAAGGCTGGTTGCAGCATTTGATGCTGCGGGTAGCTTACGGCGTTCGTGGTCCACAGGCTTACCTATGCCAGCTTCCCCATGTCGGTAAGGTCAGGGCGAACAAGTTGTACAATTCCGGCATCAAAACGATTCAGGATGTTGCGGACAACCCCAACCTGACCAGCAGTTTGTTGGGCCTCAAGTCGGAGATGATGGACGAAATCATCTCCGAGGCCAAGCGATTATCGTTTCTTAAATCGGCTGATTTGGCGTAGCTTGAAGGCTTTTTGGGCACGGATGTTTTCGACTTTCTTCCTGAGAGCGTCCGGGTTGACCACGATGGTTGGTCGGCCCATTCTGCTTTGCAGGCGGTAGGTCTTCAAGCATGGGTTAATCCAGTAAACGAAGCAAGTCGGGTAACAGCAGCGGTTAATCTTGTCAAACTGTGGCAGTCCTTTAGGCTGCGGGTCAAGCGGTTCGTTAGTCGCTATCAAGTCAACCATAATCAAGTCGCCGTCGCAAACGTTAATGGGCGACTTGTGCCACGGCTCAGGTGATGTAGCACCTTCACCCCACCTGGTAAGGTAAGGATAGAAGTACCCACATTCTCCTTTCGGCTTATCCACACAGGCATACACTGTTCCGTTGCCGACAGCATACACTTCGTTATTGACAAACTCAAAGCAGCAAAGGTCGCCGGTAAGACAGACCTTGATTTGCTCACAAGGAATAGAGCAGGCGTTGGCTCCAAAGTAACCAAACTGTCCGTCCTGTGACACAATCGGTTTACGATTGAACTTCGGCATGGCAGGCACAGGCAGAGGAACGTCAATATTATACTTAGGCAGTGCGTCCGCAGGCAATTTTACCGACAGCGGCGATACCTCATCACCTAGCATGTAGGGCGATACATCGTCCAGACCAAAAGGGACGTTCTCTTTGTATCTTGTCCTAGCTATAGCACGGTTGGCCGACTCAGGAAGCGGCAGCGGCGCTACTGGTTTCTGCAAGCCGTACAGGTTCAAGGACGGTGTGTTTGCACCGCCAATGTTGTCTGTTGCCGAACATCGACAGTCTGCTTTCACCGCAATGTAAGCTTTGGACACATCGCATATTCCGATGCTGCCGTTAAAAGGGTTGGCTGCGAAGTATGGCAGCGCAGGAGGAGCATCAACGACTACGTTAGTGGTCCAGGTGTCGGCCTGCATCTTTTGGTCGAAGATGCCCCATTGAGCAATGAATGCTCCCTCGATGCCTAGCATTTCGATGTACCAGATGCCAGTGCCAGGAGGCGGGCAGTTGGCACTTGGTATTCTACTAGTCTCCATCTCGGGAGCATTGCGTTGGTCTTGGGGCACTTCGCCTGTTCCATACTCGTCCACTCACATTTACCCGGCGTGCGGTGTAAAGTGAAGTAGCCGTTATAGTCGTAGTGGCAGCTATCACAACAGCCGTTATTGATGTTGCGAGCTTGTAGGTAAAAGATGTCTGGAGAGGTTTTGGGAAAGACACAACCGCAGGGAATCTCCGAGCCAGTTGCAGGGTCGGTCCCTGCCTGGAAAACTGCACACATGGTATTGCAAGCACAAGGCGGGCAACATTTGCAATCGCAGCCGCACCACCCCCCTACGCCATGAACATATGGTCCCTGGCAATACTGGGGGTTCATGAGCATAACCTGGCGGTTTACTCTCCTCCTTGCCATTCATTAGCCCCCTTAGCGGTTCCCGAAGAATTCTTCCGGGTATTCAATCTTAACGACGCCGCTACCCTGAGTCGGCATGCCGGTGTTTGGGTCTTCAACCCACCAGCGTACTTGCTGGACCGGAATCCCTAACTCATCCATGTGGCAATGGTCGTCTGGGAAAACTGGAAGATGATATTGTTTACCGTCAACTAGGATGGCAACCTTGCAGTTGCCTTTTTCACGGTTGTAAAGAAGACAGTTCTTGCATAGTGGTTCTATGCTTTTTTGCTTTTCGTCCATTCATTGCACTCCTTCAATTCTTGCACTTAATAAAATAGTAACAGATAACTCCTCTTGCTGAGTCTTTTCTTTTTAGGTACAACGGAAGATATAAAGTCTCAGCCAAGATACATGGAGCATAACATGAAAGTTATCGGAATCGGCGGGCAACTTGGTTCTGGCAAAGACACTTTTGCAGATTATTTGGCAAAAAGGCTCAATGAGCGTCAATGCGGCGACTCCGTTAGGCTTTGGAACCGCATCGGTTTTGCTCATGCTGTCAAAAAGGTCTTTATGGATACGTTCGACGTATCCTGGGACTTTATCGAGGAGTGGAAGCGGAAAAGTGACCCGCCTCCTGGGTTCGACCTTCCTGTTCGCCAATGTCTCCAGTTCATCGGAGACGGCTTCCGCAAGATGAAAAGTAACATCTGGATTGAAGTCGGCCTCCGCACCGATAAGAACATTATAGTCAGTGACGTGCGTTATATCAATGAAGCTAAGGCTATTCGGGAAAAAGGCGGATTAACGATTCTGATGTGGCGTAAGGGTTTTGAGAACAACGACCCCAACCCTAGCGAGTCACAAATTAAGCCTACCGTTGACTGGTTTGTGCGAAGCGGCATGGAAGGCGATGTGCGAGTTTCTAGCGTTCCTGAGAAGATAGAGCCTGACTTCTTGGAAGAACTCAAGACAGATTTCTCTGCACCCGCCTGCCCAGGATTATTCGATTTCTTCTTCCGTAACGAAGGTACGGTGGAGGACTTGTATCGCAAGGCAGATGAAATCCTAATTCCAGCTATTGAGGAACATTATGGCTGTAAAACACGGTTTAATACCGAATGCGAGCCTCCCTTTTGTCTCGAAAGGCTGGGGCTATGAGTTCTGGATTTGCAACAGTGAGAAGTATTGCGGGAAGATACTTTTCCTGAAAAAAGGCAAGATGTTGTCTTGGCATTACCACAATCTCAAGGATGAAACTTTCTACGTTCAGGATGGGGAGGTAATTGTTTCTTACGGCTTTGACGACGACCTCAACGTAGCAGATACTAAGCACCTAAAGCCAGGTGATGTGTTCTATGTACCAACAGGGTTGCGGCACCGCCTGCAAGCATTGTCAGACGCTCATGTGTTCGAGTTCAGCACCCAACATTTCGACAGCGACTCCATCCGACTTATCAAAGGCGACTGACGATTACATAAACCGGCAGATTATCATAAACAATGGCGACGTAGGATTTTGGAGGCACATCCGTTGTGGTTGGCACAGCGGATTGCCTCTTTGTTGCATTATTTTCTTCGTCTTCTTCTGGTTGCCTTTGTTCGGCCTGCGTTACTTTATCCTGGAAAATGAGGGCCGAATAGTCAGGTGGCTGAAATGGATTACCAGGCGTTGGCCACCAAAGAAAGAGAAGTATCAGTACGTTGCTTGCCCTCTTTGTGTGTTATTGGGTCGCAAAGTTCAGATAAAGGTATGCTCAGGCACTAACAGGCATGGCTGTTGCCTAAACTAATTTTGTTGGGCTTTTCTAGCCTTGTTCTTTAATTTGCCGATGCCCACTTCGTTAATGACGATGAAGTCCCAACCACGGCTCTCACAGAACTGAGTGGCAGCGTTCCATTTGGCTTGGTTAATCTCCAAATCCATCTGGCTAGCAGGCTTCACTTCCCATATCTCCACATGCCCGTCGTTGAACTGTAGTGACAAGTCGGGAAAGTAATGGTGTGCTTCTCCTTTGAAGAGATAGGGAATGCCGCCCTTGAGGGGTTCGGCGTCGTAGGCGACAACTTCTGGCAACACTTCCAGGCACTCGTAGACTTCACACTCCCAACCAGAACGATAGTGGAATTCCCTGCCGCCATTCTTGTTGCTGACGAAGTAGCCTTCTCGGAACTTAGGCTTGCGTGTCTTCATCTTGCCTTCTTTGGTCGGGTCTTTCCAAATGATGGCTTTCATCTGTGCCGCCTGGGGGACTTGTCTGTCCGGGTGTTTGGCACGGTAATGGAGCTTGAGGTCACGCACTGGTGCGCCGCAATGTTCCAGCGGGCATTTCACGAATTCTCTGCCTTCGTCATGTGACGAAAGGATGTGTTCTTTGTAACTGTCGAAGTCGCTATGAGATTTGCCGCAGACGAAGCAGACCCATTTTCTGCCCGCTTTTTCTTCCTTTTTAGGCCACATTGTCATTTCTTTTTGTCCTTCAATTTGAGCATGCCGCCACCCTCTGGGCTTTGTCGAACTACTAGGGCTGTGCAAGGTTTCTTAGCAGGCTCTTTCATTAGTAGATTTTCCACAGAGTCCTTATCAACCACCTTAATTGATTTCAGGTCTTTGGCAGAGAACATCTGAGTTGTTTTTTCGCCCATAAGTGCCTTCACCAGATTAACGGCTACAAAGTTGGCGTCGTCAAGCCACCCTTCCGGCATTTCGTCGTCGGGGTTCTTCATTCTGGCAAAGACAACACGGCTCTCCTCGGGTGCGCCGAAGACCTCGCCGCCTTTTTTGAAGAAAAGAATCAGGTTATCCCCATTAACCAGGCGTTGAATTTGGTTCTTTTTATCCTCAGCTTCCAGATTCTCGTCCCAGATGTCCATTAGTTGTCTAAAGGATGAAAACGCAGGAGAGGTTGTTTCTTTGTATCGCATCGTTATTTATTTAGGGTCATAGCCAGTATTCCTTTAGCGTCTACGACCGCTTTATAGATGCGTTGGTACATACGTCGCTTCTGGTCTGGGGAGCCGTGCATGTAGTAAATATGAAATGACTTCCAGTAGTCGGGGTCGCCAATGATTCCGTAAGTTTGGTTGGCTTTTCCAGCCTCGGGGTTTTTAATGAAAGCAAGGGTGTCGTCTAGCATTTTGCTGGTTTCGGTGGGATTCTTGGATATTTTTGCAAGTTTGATGATTGAGTCCACAATCTGACCAGTGTACGCATCAAATTCTAAGGGGT